GCTAATGGTAATAAACAAACAGATATTAAAAATAAAAAAAACTTAAATATATAACTGTTTATAGTACTAATATTTAGTTCTTTTTTACTATCAATATTGTTTATTTCTACTTTACCACTTTTACATCCACAATCACTCATTTTTATTATGATTTTTAATTAATATTATTCAATAAAATATAAGGTAATTTTTTAAAAAATCAATGATACTAATTCTTCACCCTGCACCTTATATTTTTAGTTGGATCAAGGATTTCAAAAAGAGCATTTGCCTCTCCGAACAATCTAAATTCACCTAATAAATCTATTTCTCTTGTATCATTATCAATATATGGTTGTGATATCTCATTTAATGAATATATACCTTCTCCAACCTTATTATAAACTCTTACATCTATAACATTAAGAACACCACTTATATTGTTAATTATTTCAATTAAATTAGATAAATAAATACTTTCACCCATTTCAAATTTATTAATATCCATATAGTTAGTAACTTCAGTAATAGCTTGTGCAATAATTTGAGATTTTGGATATTGTTTATCAATCATTAAATCAAGCTCAAATTCCAAATTAATTATTTTACCATCAGTTATTTCAATATAATCATTTAACATTCTGTAGTCTGATAAATAAGTTGCAATATTCTGTTTTAAGGTTGATGTAGATGAATTTGTTAATTTTCCATTAGCATCAAGACCTAAAATATAAATTTTAATCTTATTTTGTTCTTCAAATACTCCAGTTCTGAATGGAACACCAAATTGTCCATCCATTAAAGAAATTCTTGTTAAATAATCCTTAATTGTTACACACCTGTTTTGTGAAGAAAAATTATATCTTACTAAATTTCTTATTTCTTCAACAGAAGGTTCATCTCTACCACCTAATGCTGGAATTGGATTATTAACAGATAATGAATTAGTAACAGAGGCATTAATTGTAGGATTAGTACCATTAACAACCATATTAATAATACCTTTACTTGTTAATATGTTTGATCCTAAGTTAGTATCACTACCACCACCTACTCTATATTTTACAAACATTGTTTGATTAGATGTTGGGGTTATTCCTAATGATAAATTATTAATAAAATCACCAACTTTATTAATTAAATTTGTATTAACATCAAAATCACATAATGATGATAAATCTTGTGTACCACCACCAAATATTAATCTTGTAAATCCTAAATCTGTATATTCTCTTATAAATCTTCTGTCAATTCTAACAAATTTACCAGCTTTTATACCAGCATTATCAGAAGCTACTGTATTATCTGGAATAAAAACCTTATCATCTGCTAAAGCATCAACTTCATACCATCTATTATCAAAGTCTAAAAACTGATTTAATGTTGGATCTTTTGTAAAATTAGTGCCATCTAAAGTTATTACTGAATCGATTGATAAAACATTGTCATCTGGTAAAATAAATTCAAAAAATGGTTTAACATCATTAGGTGTAATTATTCTTTTAAATACTTTGGTAACACCATTAACCACCATTTCTCTTTTGGTTAATGTATAATTAATAATATTATTATTAGAGTCAAAATTAGGAATTACTAATCTGTTTGGTAATCCACCTGTTGTAAATGGGGATGAAAAATCAATATCATCAACAGTTTCAAATACTTTACCAGCACCTTGTACTTGTGATCCTGTTCTTATTAATGGAGCATAAGATACATCAAAAGTATCACCATTAACTGGAACTGTAACTGAAAAGTCTACTATAGTTACTGATGGTCTCTTAAAAGGTATTTTTAAACCAAAAGTTCTTGCCATATTTAAAACAGAACTTCTTTGTTGTGCAAAATTTATTTGAGTTTCATTAAAACGATTATCTATACTTGCTGAAAGATTATCACTTATTGCAGCGTTAAGTTCTACAAAAAGCATCCCGATTGAGCTATCATTTAGATCACTATTAACATCGGGATAATAAGCTTTCATGAAATTTATTAACTCTGAACGATAATCTGCGAAATTACGTGATAAATATGAAATTTTACGTGCCATTTTTATAAATTAATTATTAGTAAATCAGATACTTCTAAAGCACCTTCTGTTATTGTAAATGCAATTGTTACAGTTGCTGCAAATGAACTATCTTCTGATTTTTTAACGTCAACACTGTTTATTTGTAAATTAGGTAAATATTTTTTAACCGTATCTTTAATATCTTGGGATATTGTTGAATGAGATAAAGTATCATTTGGTTCAAAAATGAATTTTCTTAAATTTGTACCAAAATCTGGTTTATAGTAACGTTCACCCTTATTTGTTAATATTAAATGCATCAAATCGCTCCGAACAGCATCAGTTGTGGTTTCTGTAAGATCTACATAAAAACCTTTTGGGGAATTTTGGAATGGAAATCGCACATTTATACCTTTATTAGCCATATAGATATAAATATAATCATTAATGACTTTTAATAAACAAAAAAAGGTAGTTTTTTAGACTACCTTTCATATAAATATTATAGTTTTATTACTTAATGGGACAGGAACCAGAATTGCAATCCATTCCAGTATCTAAATCTGACTCTTTAACCTCAATTGATGTTATTGGGGTTGTTCCTTTAACCATTTCATCATATTGCTCTTTTGATATTGTTTCATATGGTGCTTGGATAAAACCATGACCATGATACAGTAAAAATGACAATGTTTTGAAATTATCTTTATAGTTTTCAATAAGATATTGTTTAATTTCAGGTAAATCTTCTTTTTTGTAATAAACTGTACAACTTACAGCATTATCACTCCATTCAGCTTGTAATTTTCTAACCATTTCTAATTGCTCCTTCCATGTATAATTTGCAGCAACAGGTGTTGTTTTTGGTAATTTACAGGGAAATTCAACTACCATTGTTGTTTTATCTGATGATCCATCAAAATTAATTTGTGGTTCTATTTTATATCCATGTTGTTTACAAACATCTAATAAATTACTATTAGCAGCTATTCTAACTCTCCTAATGTAATAAGGACCAGCAGGGTTAGGATGAATCCCAGGTGTCACCCCAGCCAATAATGATAATGTTCCACTAGGTTTTACTGTTGTTAGTTTAATTGATTCAGGAAAATTCATATATTTTGAATATTCCTTATCAAATTTTCTTAATTCTGTATAAGCATTTTTTAACCAACTTCTTTGTTCTTTTGTTGATTGTAAAACACCAGTTACACCAATACCCATTCTCATATTATGATTAACAATACTTTCAGTTTCCTTTAAAGAACAATGTAATGCTAATGAGTGTTTATTAACTTTATAAGATAATTTAATAACTTTTAATAATTCTTCATAACTTTCAATATTTGGTAAGAAAATTTCAGATAAACAACAAGTTTCATAATTATGTAATGATTGTTCAGCACAAGGATTAAAAACTACCACATCTTTATCTGGATAATTTGTTTCACCAGTCCTACCAACTAATTTAGCTAATCTTAAATTAATTAAACCATATGGTTCACCTTGATTATATGTTTCCCAAAAAGCTTCTGATAATAAACTAATATCATCACAAGCAACTGAATTATTACTCATAGATCTCCAATTAGGAATATTACCTAAATCCCATCTTTTAGCTTTTAAATAATCAATATCATCATAATCACCAATAGCTAATTGAGCTGATCGTCTAACATTTCCAGATACAACAACAAATCCAATAATATTCATTATATCCAAACAATCAATAGGTCTTAATTTTTGATTGGCTCTATTATTTAATATTTTATGAATTTCGTTTATACCCCAACATAATTCTTCAGGACCACTTGCTAAACCACCAAAACCTTTAATTGGTGCTCCTTTACTTCTGATTAATTGAGTACTGAATGTAAATCCTTCACCACCATAAAAATGAGCTTTTAAAGTTTTTCCTAATAACTTTACCCAACCTTCTCTTGTATCTGGTACAATAAAATCAGCATCTGGTTCATCAACTCTTTCAATTTTAATTTTCTTTTTAACTTTTGGTAATTGGTAGACATATTCTTTTTGAATATTATAACCAACACCAGAACCTAACATTAACATCTCCATTGCCCATGTAAATGGTCTAATTGGGGAATCTATAACAACACCAGCACAATTTTGAAGTGATGGGAGACCTAATTTATCAACTGTTTTAGTACCTAATTGCCACATAAATCTACCAGCAACAGACCATTTTAAAGCCATTCTTGTTTTAAAATATTCTTCTTTTTCCTCATCAGTAAATTTAATCCCTAATTGTTTATCACAAGAATTTAATTCTCTTAAAATAACTTCATCAAATTCTTCTGTTTTTGAATTTGGGTTATCTTCTTTTAATCTTCTAGCATATGTTCTTTTAAAAGTTATATAACCAATTTCACCCCATGGTGTTTTAATATCCGAATTTTTTTCTTTAAGTTCAGTAATCATTTTTTCTTCCATATTTATCACTAGTTCATTTTGTTTATTTGTTATTTTTTAATCTAATATATCTATTTCTTTTATTTTCTTTTCTATTCTTTCTTTACTTGCTGTATCTTCTATTTTTATCATAGTTAATAACTCATTGTATGTTTTTATTGCATCATCAATTTTACCTTCTTTAAGAAAAACATCAGCTTTAGATTCTTGTTGTCTTATTTTAGCCATTTCCAAAATATATTTAGTTCTCTCTTGGTTTTTATCTGTTTTATCATTTTTTGTTTCTAAAA